TTAGCCCAGGTCCTTTTTCCGTCGGTTCTCAGAGGGGCTTTCCGTCAAGGTTCCCGAAAGGTACTGACCAAGGCGGTTCATCGCCGATTCGGCCATGATTGAATTGGGGCGCACATAGCGCGCCACGACGCTTCGGCTCTTGTGTCCGGTGATCGCGCGGATTTCGTCGTCGGAGCATCCCGCTTCCCCGAGCCGGGTGGCAGCGGTGCGGCGCAAGTCGCGGAACTGAAGGTCGGTGGGTAGACCGGCCGTTTTGGCTACTTTTCGAAACAGCTTCGAGAATGGCTCCATGGTGTAGGGCCGTCCCGTTCCTTCGTTGACCACGATCACCGGGGAACGGCGTGGGGTGCTGTCCAGCAAGGCCGCAAGTTCAGGAAACACGGGCACCACAAGCCGAGTTCCCGTTTTCGATTGCCTGATCTCGCAGGTGCGGGCATTGGCGTCATAGGCGGACCAGGGAAGGCTAAGAATGTCGCCTTGCCGTTGTCCCAGCCAAAATCCCAGGTGAACCGCCAGAGCCACGGAAGGGCGCCCCGCCCCCAAGGCGGCATCCGTCAACGCCGCGATGTTTTCTTCCGTCCAAACCTGATCGCGTTCGGCAGCCGGTTTGATCCGGAGGTTCCGCGCGGGGTGTTCCTTAAAGTATCCCTGGTCGTAAATATACCCGCATAGCGCCGAAAACGTGCGCAACAAGGAGGCAGCCACCGACGGCTTGTAGTTCGCTTCCACCCCGGCTTGGAATGCCTTGACGACTTTGCGGGTTAGGGAGCCGGCCGCGACTTTCCCGAGAACCTCTTCCACCACCCTCAAATAACGATCGTAATCGCGGCGGGTCAGGTCAGATAGCGATTTGTAACGATCGCTGGTCTGGAAGTCCAGGATCATCCGTGCCACCGTTCCCGCTGGCGGACTTGCCGTTCTTTGGTCCTGAAAAGACGCATCGACCGCCTTGTTCAAGTCCATTGCCCGATCAATGGCTTTTTTCTGGTCTTTGCCAAGGGGTTCAGAAGAAAAACCAAGCGCCCGCAAACGACGGGAAGGTTCCCAGTACCATCCGCTGGTTTTGCGGCGGAGGTGCGGGATATTCACTTCCGATGCCATTTTTCCACCTCCTTCAACGCAAACTCTTCGCCTGTATCCGTCGCGTCCGTTCCGGTAAAAATGCTTATTCTTCCGTTACGATCGATTTCATACTTGGAGATGACCAGACCGGTATCAACACCCGCCTTAAGGGCGTTGGTTAGTTCCTTTTTTCGAACGGCAGCCGGTTGCGCGACCATGATGAGCCCCCCCCCTTAAGCGACCGCGCCGTTGAGGCGCACGCGCCCCACGGTGGCGGCGGACGGGGCGGCGGCAAGGGCAACACCGATCAGGGTGTTGTCGGTGGCGGTGGTGGTGACGGTCTTGGCGTCGTCGTTCCAATAGACCTTGGCGCCCACGGTCCAGGCTTCGCCGGCGGTCTTGGCCAGGTCGAAGACCCCGGTGGTCGCCAGGGTCACGGCGGCGCCGGAAGGGGCGTCGGTGGTCGCCACGCCAAACAGGGCACCGACCAAGGCCCCGGCCCCACCGGGCAGGGCATAGGGGGCGTTCAGGGTGACGTTGTGGCCGGGCTGGACAAAATTGCGCATGTTACACCCCCCTTGTGGTGAGGAAGCGGATTTGGGTCACCGGGCCGGGCGATTGCGCTGCGGCAATCTCCCGGTCCAGGGCTGCGAGGGCGGCGGCCATTTCCGCGTCCGAGCGGTATTCGACTCGCCTGCCTTCGACTTCAACCGACCGGGTTCCCTGGGCGCGCAGGTACCGCAGCTCTTCCCGTTGCGTGATCAGGTCGGACAAGGTGGCCATGATCAGGCCCCCTCGTTGCAGTACCATCCCCGGTGATCGACAAACCCCGCCCCGAAATCGAGGCGAACCTTGATCTCGACCCCGTCCACATCGAACCCGGCCCGGGTTTCGATTTGCGGCCCCGGGGCGCCTTCCAGGTAGGCGTATTCCAACCCGTCGATGGTCGCGGGCGAGGCGGCCAGATACCAGCGGGTGGCGGAAACGTCGTCCAGGCGCGGATCCACGGCCAGGGTCAGGGCCGTGAACGGGTTCACGTCGCTGGTCCTGGTCGCCTGGATTTGCGACAGCAGCTTTTCGGCCATTGTTTCCAGGGCCGCGGGCACCAGCAGGAAGGCGGGGGTGGCGTCGATCGGGCGCCCGGTCAGATCGGTTTGACGGCGCAGCGCCAAGCGCCCCGCCGACAAGGTGGCTTCCGACAAGACCCCACCCATTGCGGCGCGGTTGCCGTGGTCGGCATGGAACAGGGGCTTGCCATCGGCCAGGATCGGCCCGGCGCCGGCGTTGGCGGTGATCAGGTCAACCAGGAACTGGCATTCGAACGTGGTGGCGCCCGCGCCAACCCGCCGGGTCAGGTCGGCGAACACCCCCAGGTCATCGTTGATGATCGCTTGGCGCGACAAGCCGATGATCCGGCCGTAGGTGTCCAGGCGGTAGGACTCCCCGGCTTCGACCAAGGTCCCCCGGGTGAACTCACCGGCTTCCGACACCTTCAGCAACTCGGGACCATCCGACATTTGAAGCCGCGCCCTGGCCCGGAAGTCGCGCGCCGTGGTCTGCCGGCCCAACTGGCGCACGCCCGAGGGCGTGGCGCGGTAGGCATCGCGCAGGGTGCGGCCCACGGTGTCGGCCAGGGCCAGCGGGAAGTCCGACGTGACATGCAAGGCGCGGGTGACCAGCGCGGCCGGCCCCAATCCGGTCACCGGCATGCCGGAGCGGGTCAGGCAGTCGCGCGCCAGGTCGGCCGTGGTCATGCCGGCATAGTCCCGGGCCGGCGCCGTCAGGGCGTGGGCGGGGTTCAGGCGGGCATACAGGGCTTCGCCCATGCGGGCGGCGCGGGCGTGGGGGGCATCGTGATCGACGCCAACGGCCACCCGGATTTCGGTCTGGATCGGCGCCGACGGGGGCTTGCCCAGTTCCAGGCGCACGGCGGCCCGGCAGTCCTCCAAGGGGACGTTGCGGGCGATCAGGTCGGCGGCGAAGGCGTCGGGCAACCCGGCCAGGGTCACCAGGGCGCGCACGTCGTCGGCGGGCGCCGACGGAACGGCGGTGTTCAGGTCGGTCATGGGGGCCTCTCTCAGCTTGGCGCCCGGATCGGCTCCCAGCGGCACAAGCGAAACCTCGACAATGGTGAAGTCCTGGGCGGTGATGGTGCGGGTGCCGTCCTCGGCCTTGCCCGCGCGCCACGCGCCCACCGAATAGCCAATGCTCACATCGGTAATCGTGCCGTCCGCCACCCGGCCCACCAGGTCGGGGCGATCGGCAAGGCGAAAGGTTGCCACCACCTCGTCGCCCTCGCGCCGGATCTCGGTCACCCGGCCCAGGATATCGGCGATCGTCTGGCGGCGGTGGGAGTCCAGCAGGGGCACGCCCCCGGCCGGCGCCGGGCGCATGGCGTCCAGGGGCAGGATTTCCAGCACCGGCCCCGACAGGTCGCGCCGTGCCACCGGCGCCCCGGTGGTGATCACCGCCCGCCCGGTTCGGGTGTCGGCATCGAAGGTGGCAAGGGGTTGAACCCGGGTCAGAAGATCAGGCATCGGGGGCTTCCTCGGACGGGCCGGGAGCGGGCGCGGCGGGGCGCGGGGCGGCTTCCAGCCCGGAGCCCCGTTCCGCGTCCTGGCGGCGCAGGGTATCAACACGAACCGGGTCCTCGCCCCGTTCGGCGATCACCTGCGAGCGCGCCTTGAACCCGGCTTCCACGGCCATGATTTCGGCTTGGGTGTCCTTCACCGGGTCCACCCAATCCCATCCCGGGGCATGCCAGTCGGCAGCCAGCCAGGGGGCGGGGTTTTGGCCGTAGGCCGCAAGCGGCACCGTTCCGGCCAAAACCTCGTCCTCCAGCCACCAGCGCCACACCGGACGGCACAAGCGGGGCACCAGCAACGTCCAGCGCAACGAGTCCACCCGGCGGCGAAACTCGATCAGCCCGGCCCGGATCGACGAATAGTTGACCCCGCTCAGGTCGCCCGTCAGTTGTTCGTAGGTCACCCCCAACCCGGCGGCGATGGCCCGCAACTGGCCCCGGATGAAGGTGTCGTTCTCGCCGATCTCGGCCGGGGTCGAAAAGGCCACGTCATAGCCCGGGGGCAGCACCTTCAAGGTGCCCGGCTCCAGCCCGGTTTCCAGAAGCCCGCCGGTCTGGGCGCCCGTGAAGCCGGCACCATCGCCTTGCGGATCCTTCAAGAAGCCCACGAACAAGGCGGCCACTTTCTGCCGGACCAACTGGGCATCCTCGTATTGGGCCAGTTCATGCAGCCGCAGCATGACCGGCGCCAGCCAGGACAGGCCGCGCACCTGGCCCGGCTCCAACACCTCGAACAGATGGATCATGGAATCGGCCGGAACGCGGACCGGTTCCCAGGTCAAGGGCGCCAGATCGCCGGGGCGCTGGGGCAGCACGTGATAGGCCACCGGCGCCCCCCAGGGATCCAGTTCGATCCCGGCCCGGATCCGGTGGCCGTTGTCCAGGTCGCGCGACAAGGACGGGTCCACCTGGTCGGGGTGCAGCACCTGAAGGCGCAAGCGGCCATCCGGCCCGGTCACCCGACGCACGAAGGCTTCGCCGCTTTCGATCATCGAGCGGACCAGCAGGGTTTGCAACGCGGGCCAATCCAGGCGCCCGGCGGCATCGGCCCGTTCCGACCACGCCGCGAAGGCTTCGGCCAGCCGGGTGCGGATCGCTTCGTCGGGGTGGCGCGAGCGCGGCCACAAGCCGGTTCCCACGATGTTGGACACCAGGGCATGCACCGCGCGCACCACGTGGGCGTCGTTGCGGGCCTGATAGGCGGCCCGGTGGCGCACGAGGGACGAGGGGGCGGGGATGGTGGTTCCCAGCACCGGATGCCCGGCCCAGCGCCACCCGCCCCCGGCCGCATCCAGGGCACGGCGCCCACGTGGGCGAAGAAGGCGAGACAACACCGACATCACACGGCTTCCCCTTGCTCGGAGAGATACTTATGAATATTGCGATCAACCTGACTAAATGTCATAGTACAATTAATAAATAGGCCATTTCTCACGGAAACGGATCCGTACATCATCGGGTTTTCAAATTCTTTTTCTCTGTAATTCGGATTATTGGGGTTGTACATCATCGGCTGCAATCCACCCTCTACCGTTCCGAGAAGAAACCAATCACCACCATTATGATAAGACGAGCTATTGAAAGGCTTCCATGAGCGATGACAATAAAAATGTGGTGCCATTTCGATGTCATCGATATAGGCTTCTTTAATAGTCTCCTCGGCAGAAGGATTGTCTAATTCGTCCAGATCATCTTCGTATGTAATATTGTTAACAAGTGAAATCGCCATTTGAGCGTTCCCTGTCAACAACACAAGCTCCCGGACCAGGGCAATCATGTAAACGTCAATAAGCGCGTATTGGCGGGACCGCCCCCGTCCGGGGGCTTCTGAAACAAGGTTCAAGGGAGGCTTGTTCAGCTTTAGATAGTTCATGATGGTGGATGAATTGACGCGCGTTGCGTAGGCAACGCAATCCTGTCGAAACCGACGGATTGCAAGGCGGCGCATCAGTTCTTGGTCGCTCAGTTCGCCATTCATAGCAAACACCCTAATCAGGAAAGTTTGCCACGTCTAGCATTATCTTCGCCTCCCGGTCAAAAACCTCGTTGCGTGCGCTTCACACGCTCAGACAACGCCCGGCCCGGCCTGGGAGACAGATTGGGCCAAAGAGGAATCTTCCAGGTAATACACATCGCCTTCAACAGAATAAATGCGCTCCTTCAGGGCTTCGCAACGCTTCTCCATTTGGTCGATTATCAGACAAAGCGCAGGATCATACTCATCTTGTGCATGCTGAACACTTCGAATAACCTCGATCCATGTCATGATATCCAAGACATCATCCGCGAGGTAGTGAACGGAATTGGTAATTGGGTGTAAGGCGAGATGTCGGGGGATACCGTCCATGGCTGGCTTCCTTCCGTGATCGCTGTTGCGCCCCATACAAAGACTGCGCAAAATGTGTAATCCTGTGCAGATATCCAGTCAACACATTTTGGATAGCATTATGCAAAATGATAACCTTTCCCCTGCCCAATGTCGCGCCGGCCGCGCTTTGGTAGGGTGGTCACAGCAAGAGCTATGTGAACGCGCCCAAGTGGCCAGAAAGACGCTTGCCGACTTTGAGGCTGGAAAAAGCACTCCATACCCTCGGACTGCCGCAGCCATCCGGATGGCGCTGGAAGCGGCGGGGATCGAGTTCATTGCCGAGAACGGGGGCGGGGCGGGGGTGCGCTTCATCCGCCCGACATCCACCGCGACCGCACCGTTGCCGGACTGACGGCGCGCGCCGGGCCGGGGGTGCCGGCTTCCCGGGCCGGGGGTGTGGCCATCACAGCCGCAGCGGGGGATCTCTGTGCCGGAGGCAGCGGGGGCGACAGCATCAGGTCGCGTTGCGCCTCTTCCACTTCCGCCCAGCGGGTTTCGGGCCAGCGGTCCAGGCCCAGGGCCAGGGCGGCGGCGGTGGCGTACACCCGGCAATCCAGGGCTTCGTTGCGCGCGCGCATCTTCTGCCATTCCAGCTTGGGATACCCGGCCCGGTTGGTACGCTTCACCAGTTCCTCGGCGGTCAGCATCTTGAAGAACTCGGCATCGTATTCGGGGAAATGGCAGTAGCCGGCCGGGGGCGGGGCGTCGCCGTCGCGCACCAGCCGAAGCCAGCCGTACAACTGGCGCTTCAACAGGCCCACCCCCACCGGCCACACCCGCAGGCCCCGGCGCAGGCTGTGGCCCCCGCTGGTCACGTCCACCGGGCTTGCGGCGCCCACGGGCACGGCAACGGTATCGGACCCCTTGACCGGCATCACCAGCCGCGCCCCGTGGCGCCGGGCCCAGGAATAGACCGTTTGCGTCTCGTACCCCGTATCCACGGCCAGACGCGACACGCTCAGGGCGCCCCCCGCCTCGGTTTCAAACGTGGCGCCCAACAGGCGGTCCAGATCCCGCCACACCTCGGGGCCGGTGCTGGGCCCCATCAGGACCTCGTACACCACCGACCAGCTTTCCAGGCCCCGGCCCCAGGCCACCACCTCGACTTCCAGGCGGTCCTTTTGCACGTCCACCCCGGCGGTCAGCACCAATCCGCCCCGGGGTACCCGCCCGATGGGGTAGCTTTCGCGGCGCTCGAACAGGCGTTCCCATTCCGGCGCCTCGCCTCGTTCCTGCCATGTCTCGGCCAGCTTGGTATTCGTCCAGGTCTTCAGGCGGATGGGATTGCTGCGGGCCTTCACGAAGTCGGTGGCGATTTCCCCCCACGACAGCCAGCCGGGCGGGCTGTACAGCGAGGATATCCAGAAGCCGGCCGTTGTGCCGTCGCCCTCGGCCTCGGCCCGCCATTCCCCGCGTGGCAGCATCCACGCCTTGGCGGCGTTGTCGTGGATGGTCCCGCAGTGTTCGCACACATAGGCGGCCCCCTGCGGGTTGCCCTCGGGCCATTGGACTTGCGACCATTTCAGCACCTGGAAGACCCCGCAGGCCGGGCACGGCACCCAGAACTTCCGCTGGTCCGACTCCAGATAGGCGGCTTCAATGCGCGACAGACCGGCCACGGTGGGGGTGGACACCAGGATGATCTTGCGCCGCGCCCCGAAGGTGACGGTGCGTTGAACCGCCAGGTCCACCGGGTCGCCCTCGTTGTCCGCGTCGGCGGGGAAGCCGTCCACCTCGTCCATCACCAGGAAGCGGGCCGGCATCGAGCGCAGGCCCACGGCCGAGTTCGCCCCGGTCACCACTGCCAGCCCACCCGGGAACTCCTTCGACAACACCGTGTTGCCCGAGTCCCGGGAACGGGGATCCTTGACCAGCCCGCGCAAGGGACGGGCGTCCACCAGCGGATCCAGGCGCTGGCGGCTCCACCGCTTGGCCGTCTCGACGGTGGGCAGAACGATCATCAGCGGGCCGGGCGTGTGGTGGATGACGCTGCCCACCAGGTTCAAGGCGGCTTCGGTCTTGCCCAACTGGGCGCCGGCCATCAGCACCACCCGCTGGTACGGGCTTCCGGCGCTCATGGCGTTCATCACCTCGCGCAGGTAGGGCGTGCGATCGGTGCGCCAGGGACCGGGCTCGGAAGCCGTCTTGCCGGCCAGGGTGCGGTACCGGTCCGCCCACTCGGACACGCTCAGGCGCACATCGGGGCGCAGGCCCCGGCGCCAGATTTCATCCACCCAAGCCGTGGTCGTGTTGTTCATCGTCGAAGATCTCCAGGGGAAGGCGGGACAGGTCTTCCAGGTGTTGGCGCATGTGGCGATCCAGGGCCGCCAGCACCGCCCCCTCGGGCGCGCCCAGGTCGGCCGCCAGCAGCGGCGCCACCCGCACCACGAAGTTTTCATGGGCTTCGCGCTCCAGCCGGGCACGGGCGTAGATGGCCGCTTGCACCTCGTCCTTGGTCACGGTGGTTCCGGCTTCTCGCGCCAGGCGAAGGGCAGTCATGTCGGCCTTCAGGGCTTCGTGCTTGGCACGCAAGGCGGCGTAGTCCTCGGGGGCGTCGGCGGGCGGCGGCGATGGCTCGGCAAGGGAGAACAGCCCCCGGGAGGCCCGGCGTTCGACGTTGGCATCAATCCAGGCCCGCGCCTCGGCGACGTTGATGCGCCCGTCCGGGCGCTTGGGCATGCCGGCCTTGGTCATCTGCGACACCCGGCCCTTGGTCACCCCCAGGATTTCCGCCAGTTCAACCGGCCTCACGGCCCCGTCATCGGTTGGCTTAACCATGATTAACCCATTGGTCTAATTAGTGTTTAAGTCTTTACCGACCCTGTCGCTAGCAAAATCCCGGGCCTTTGCCACCTGTACACGGTTTCGGGGGGAAGGACCCGGAAGCCTTGGTCTGGTCCGGGTGGTCCGGGTGCTGCAATTTGGGTTGGACCGGATTTCATGTTTATTCTCAATTGGTTGCCCGGGTGGTCCAGGTGGTCCAAGGGAAAACGAGGTTTGTTATCCTGTGCGGTCTTCCTCGCGCGCGCGTGTAGTGCCCGAAATTGCCTGGACCACCCGGACCACCCGGACCACCCCTTGAAAACAATAGACTTTTCCGGTCCAAGCGACGGCCCGTCACTCGGACCACCTGGACCAGTGATCCCCCGCAAGCCCGTAAAGGTCGCGGAATGCATCCCGGCACGTCTCCAGGTCCGGCAAGAGAATGTGCCGCTCTCTTTCCCCATTCGCCGTTCGGATGCGTTTTTCTTCAAGAGAGGGCATGATCTTGCGCAGCCGTGTCCAGAACTCGGGCTCGCTGGCCCGACGTCGTTCCCCGATCCGATCCGATTCCTTGATGTAATCGTCGTACATGGCGCGCTTTGAGTACGATGGCGGCCAGCATTCGACGTCTCGCGTTATTGCACCATCCACCAATCGCCCCATCCACCACCGTTCGATTGAGGGCATGGAGCGGATTTTCTGGTCATCCAGAGCAACCGTTCGTGGTGGCTGACGAAGGTTGATTTGGGAATAATCATAGTCAAGCAGGTGTTTCAGGAGGGCTCCCCGCCCCCCGTTTTCCAGTTGGGAAAGCATTTCTCCAAAATATTCATGGTTGCCCTTGGCATGATCGGCCATGTCAAGAACACAGAACCGGCGCTCTTCCTTGCCCGCCGGCACAACCCAACCCTCGTTGGACGTGATCAGCAGCCGGACAAGGTTGGGCAGCGTGACGGGTTCAACGCCCTTTTGTTCGACCATCTGATGCGAACTGGTAATCAGGCCCTTGATCCGTCCTTCCGCCGTCTTGTCCCCGGCCCACACCCCTTCGTCCACTTGCAGAAACAAGCAGTCGGCCATGTGGGCGTTGAACTGCCCGGTGACGTAGCGGGGGCTGTCCACCAGTCGGTAATGGTGAGGGAACAGGGAGCCGATCACCTCGCCCACGATGGTCTTGCCCGCCCCCATGCCACCCCGCAGAACCAGGGCTGTCCCTGGCTTGGTCATGGGGTCTTGAACCATCTGGGCGAACCATCCGACCACCCAGGCGTAAATAACCGGGTCTTCCGCGCAAACATTGACCCGCAGATGGTCAAGGAACAAAGAGCAATCGCCCTCGCAGGGTTCGACGGCAAAGCCTCTCCAAAGGTTGTAATGACCCGGGGTTTCTTGCCCAGGAGCAAAGGTGATCCCCTCGAACGTCCGGCGCCCCGGCCATTCCAGCCACGCTTGCCCCGTCTTGACGGGCTTCTTGTCCAGAACCACCGTTTCGTTGCCGAACAAGGTGGTGAAGGCGGCTTCGGTCAGGAACGACACCGAGGACTTGCCCTTGGCGTCCGTACCGTGGCGCACGATCCGAACCCCGCTGCCCATGATGACCAGGGCGCACGTTTCGTTCAGGCGATCCAGGGGGGCCGTTGGATCCTGGTCTTGCTGCTTCTTGGCGGCGTTCCGTCGGCGCCGGGCTTCGTCAAGGGAGATGGTGTTCTTGCTCATGCCACGTTCCTCTTGATGACGTGGGCGGGAAGTTCGATACGGGCGCGGGGCGGGGGCCTGTTCAGCGCCCGGTCAAGCCGTTCGGCCAGATCCAGAGTGGGAGCGATCAGCGAAGGCGGCCCGGCCATCCACACGGAAAGGGGGCGGCTCCAATCCAGAACGACAACCCCGGCACCGGCGGCTTGCATCCAGGCCAGGGGCGTGGGGTGAACCACGAGCGGTTCGCGACAAAGCGCGGCCCGGGCTTGCGCCTCTTCGTTCAGAAGGGGGCACCCCAGACGAGTCCACCAGCGTTCAGGGTCGCGTGGATCGAACGCCACCAGGTCGCCCACGTCGGCGCTGGGCCAAATCGGATCGTCCAGGGCGGCAAGCGGGCAGGCTGGCAAGACAAGGACCGTGGTCCCCTCGGCCGTGGGCACCCAAGACCCATCCCGGTCAAGCCGCGCCCGCGCCACCCCGTACCGGGCCGGCGCCGTGAGGGCCTGCAACCAGTCCCGAGGCACGCGATAGCGATGGATCAGGGCTTCATCCCATCGCGTCCCGGTTCGAGCGGCATAGTGGGAAAACTCAAGAAGAAGGTCGGTCATCGCGTCCGATCCTTCCGTGCCCGCCAGTCGGCCAAAACGGCCACGGCCAAGCGGTCAACATCCTCGTCCGGCCGGGGCATGACGGGACGGACCAGGGTGTTCGTCGGATGCTCCCAGCGTCGGCGAAACTGGCGGTTCGCCTCGGGGTCCGATTGGGCAGCACAGTCCGCAGTCGATCGCATTTTCTTTTCCGTCGCTGCGCGTAAGCCATTGATTTAGCTTAAGCGGATGAGTCACGCTCATGACGGAAAAAGGGCGAAAATCCAGGTGCGCAATCAGGATTCGTAATCAGTAGGTCGGAGGTTCAAATCCTCTCCACGGCACCATCCAAAACCCTGGAAACAGATCTGTTTCCGGGGTTTTTGCTTTCTTGGGCCCCTGACGGAACCAGGCGCCGGCTGTAGGGAGGTGATCGGATTGGGACATGGGGGGAGGCGGGATATTGGGGGAAAAAGTGAGATATGGCGGGACGTTAGGGGGGAGGCGGCGGGCGGGGCGGTTTGGGACAAAATGAGCGGCCGTGAGCGGAATCGGCACCCGATTTGAGACACGACGGGGGTGGGAGCAGGCGGGTTGCGAGCGCGCCCCAGGCCCGCCCCCGTCGGGGCCGCCCCCAGCACCTGGTCAGGGGCCGCAGGCGGCGGCGATACCGGCGTTGATCGCCTGCTCCCAGCTAACATTAGAAAATATCGCCGCCGCCTGCTTTTTTAAAAGCTACATACTTTAATGATCCCCAAGTTCCACTGCGCCTCAAAAATGGCGCTGGGAAAACGAGAGGTGTCTTTCTGATAAAACTCAGCACCTTTTGGGCTGGCTGCAAAGGCGCTATAGCCAACATAAGCGCCATATGAGTTTTTCGCGTTAACTTCTCCACAAACAACTTTTCCCCCTTCAAAATCAACGACCTTAACATTTCTTACAAGGGCGGAATCTGGATCCTTCATTGTATCCTTTACATACTGAACGGATCGGCCAGAAAGTTCCTTATCCCCATTTTTCCGAATAAAATCTGCATTTTGCGATGCAATTATCCGAACTCTATCTATGGACTGATTACCAATTTCGTTAAGGGAGTCCTTTCGGCTTGCGCATGATGCGATCAATGTAACCATCACTATGGTCGCACCAAAAAACACTTTCCTCATAGCCATGCCTCCTATGCTGTCGGGAGAGAAGAACCTAGAAAGGGCATTCCGTTTGAGAAAATACCATTAAAGAGCATAGCATCTAAAATGGACCTTTCAACGACTCTTAGGCCAAGCGTTTAGTTGAATTTGACTCGATCTGGGTTGCGCGGAGGTCGCGGGCGAGGGCGTGAAGGGACATTTTCAGGGCACCGGGCCAGTCGTCCGGACCGTCGCTGACGGCCACGATATCGTTGGCGATACGGGCCGCGAGGCGCCCCAGGTCCACCGGGGCGATACGGGCTCCAGACTCCTTATAAACCTTTGAAATACCATCGATAACGCGAGCGAAAAGCTCCTCGTCCAGAAGCGTTGGGGCTGGACGGCCCGAGGCAGACTCTGCCGGGGCCGTTGGCGCTTGCGCCTCCTCTTGCCCTGATCGCATCGCACCACGGCCCGTAGCCAGCCACTCAAGGTTTACGTCTGCGGCTCTTGCGATGGGAATAAGCGTATCCAGGGTGGGGCTAGTGCCCTTTAAGACACTTCGGAGCGTACTATCGCTTATCCCTGCCCGCATAGCGAAAGATCGCGCACTCTCACCACCAATGATTTGCCGGATTCTGTCGGGAAGGCTGTCAGTGTTCATGGCTTTAACTCTGACATCTGTAAGCGAAAAACCCTGACAGGTCAGAGTTTTCGCAAGCGGCTGATATTGCGCGATAAATCACGAAGATCATCGATCTGTCACCCACCCGAACTCTGACGGCGAAATATCGCTTGTTTGGTGAGCGATATTTCGCTAACGTCCTTGCCATGGCAAATGCACCTGCAACCTTGAGCATCCCAAAAAACCCCGCCGAACGGCGGGCGTGGATCATCTATCAGCTGCGCTTGCGGCACCTCTCCTTGCGGGCGTTGGCCCGGCGGGAAGGGGTGAGCCACCAAGCGGTGAGCGCGGCTGCGGCCGGGGGCGGACACCGCCCCTTGCAAGAGGTACTCGCCGCCGCCCTGGGCCTGACGCCCCAGTCCCTGTTCCCGGAACTCTATGACCCGTCCGGGAACAGAGTGGGGCCGACCCGTGATCCTCAGCGTAGCAGACGGGGGCCCGGCGGCAACGCTCAATCCGAGGAGGCCGCCTGACATGACAGAGTCGATTGGTGACGTGATCGAGGTGCAAACCGGATACCCCGGCCTCGTGGCCTACGAA